AAGAGAAGACAACCGTACCAACTTTCTTCCACTCAAATCCAACCTTAGTATTTCTTTCAATCAGGAAAATTTGATTCAAGCTTGGGTTTGCTCCAGTCTGTTGAGCCTTGTGGATAAACTCAACAATATCCGACTTTGGAAGTTCTTTGTGCTTTTCAAAAAGCATCTTAAGGTAGTTTTCTTCAAACGATCTTTTTACATCTTGGGTTAATAATATATTTGAAAAAGTTGTTAAACTGCTCATAATTATCCTTTAAATTTTACTGTTAATTCTAAAAGTTCTTGCGAAAAGAAATCTGTTACTTTTGGGAAAATAACTGAAGACTCTTCTTTTGGGTTTTCAACAAAACTTCCTTTGCCGTAAGCAGTGTAGAGACATCCACCAAGATCGGAAATACAAAGGCTTTCGCCATTTAAGTCGATCAGAACAGCCTCGCATGAACCCTTTGTCGCTGACTTGTAAGTACCCTTTTTAACTGTAAGCATATTTCCTCCGTTATATCCCGAGTCCAATCTCAGGATTATTTTAATGAATACTGTATCGAGACTTTACCTTCAACCAATTCTGCACCCTCAATTACTTCACCCTGCTTTAACAATTTTGCAATTTCAGCTTTCATGATGGTGGGTTTTACTTCTGGAATCTTGATAAACTCTATAGGAATTTTAGATTCATCAATAATCGAAACTGATAAAGCAGGTTTTCTTTTTTTGATTTTATATAATTGACCAGAAAATTCAGTTTTATCTTGGATGGAGAGGCAACTTGAAACATAATCATCAAATTTTTCAATCTTTCTTTCGTACAAATCTTTTCTATCCTTGAGTTCCTTCATTTTGGTATTAAGAAGCTCAACAAATATTTCCAATGACTCCCTAAAAATGGCTACCTGATCGGTTTTTTGAATCAATGCGTCAGTGAGATTGATAAGTCTCAAGCTGGTCTCTTTTCCTAAAACCTTTTCTTCTTTAGAATCTGGCTCAGTCTCCAGACTCTCCAGCAGGTTTTTTAATTCGACTTCGATGTGAAACAATGAGTCCATAAATTCCTCCAATAAAAAAATTCACCGGACCAAACGCAACTCGCAATTGAAGCTTGATCCGGTGAACAAACGCCCTTAGGCGTATTAATAATTTTGTGATTTTTTGCGAGTCACTGAAGTGTTATAAATCAAACAAAACGAAAAGAAAACACATATAAATGGACGGGTAATAAGTTCCCTATTGCCAAAAATGTTAATGATTTCAACATGTTGTACGTTTGTTTAATTGTATGATATAATTATATTAACAAAACAAACCAAGGATCTTATAATGAAAAATGAAATGAACGATTTAATAGTCGAATTAACAATGGAAAACAAAATGTCGATTCAGGATTTATTGAGAGCAGCCAATGACTTAACAGAAGATTATGCAAGTCAAATCCTTGTTAATAAAAAAGCTTTATCCTCTGCATACGCTGCTCAAAAAGCGATCCTAGAAGCAATTAGATTATTGAATAATGCAGTTGAAATTGAAAACAACAAGGATAAATAAAAAGGTGGAAAAATGAGCAAGAAAATAGAAGTAAATTTAACTTTAACAGAGTTAAAAATAATTGTATCGGCACTAAGTATGGGCACAGGTGGAAAAGTTTTTAATAACCTTATTGAAAAGATTGAGGAAATCATTGAAGACAACGAAGAGCCCCACGAACTTACAAGAGAAGAATGGAATGAAAAATATGGTCGAATTGACGACTAAAAAAAGGGGATTTTATGGCTCACGAATTTGAATCTGGATTCTTGGTTAAAGAAGCCGCTTGGCACAAGCTTGGGACTGTTATTCAAGAAGCCCCAAATGTTGAGGAAGGAATAAGGTTGGCTGGGCTTGATTGGAAAGTTGACATGGAGAATCTTTTTTTGGCTGATGGAAGGGTAGCGGCTCAAAAGGCAGTCATCAGACAAACGGATAAGAGAATTTTGGGGTACGGCGGGGAGAATTGGACCCCACTTCAAAACACCGACGCCTTCTCATTTTTCGATGAATTTCTCAAGACCAATGAGGTCCAACTTGAAACTGCAGGTTCTTTGCGGCACGGGCAAAGAATTTGGGTGCTTGCTAGGATCAAATCAGCCGTAGGTGAGGTTATTAAAGGGGACCCCATACAAAGGTATTTTATGCTGTCAAATGCTCATACACGGGGCATAGCCGTTAGCGTTGGATTTACTGATGTTAGAATTGTTTGCAAAAATACTTTAGCAATGGCAGAGCAAAACGCAAGCTCCAAATTGTTACGTGTTTCACACTCTAGAAAAGTAGCCCAAAATCTTGACGAAATTAAGTCAATCATCAACTTTTCGACTCAAGGCTTCCAAGCAGACCTTCAGAAAATGGAGCATCTCACCCGAAAAGGAATTAACCAAAAAGATGTTCAGAAGTTTGTAGAGACTATCTTTTTTGACCCGAGGACTTTGGACTCCAAACGGTCTCAAAATAAATTGTCTTTCATAACGGATAAAATAAACGAACTAATTCAAGTTGGTCTCGGTGCAGATATTAAAGGCGTTAAAGGCACCTCATACGGTCTTTATCAGGCTACAACGGAATACTTGACTCACTACGATGGAGCAAATTATGAAAACCGCTTAGATAAATTATGGAACGGAGCAAACAAAACAAAAAACGAAAAGGCTTTAGAGTATTTGTTGGCTGCTTAAATAATTTGCCAAGGATGGCATTTTTTTATAAAAAGGTTATATATGAAAACTAAACAAAAAAAGAAAGTTGGAAGACCAGCGTTGTTAATAAAGACCAAAAAAAGCCGTATGGTTTACATTTCCGATGAAGCTTATGAGTTTTTTACAACGCATGGAGATGGAAATTTCTCCAAAGGCGTTCAGACTGTTTACGACATATTGCGAAACAAGTAATTTAACTATTCAAAAATTAGATAGATCAAATCGGTTCAATATAAAATGCTGTAACGCAGCCTTTTTTTGTTTCAAATCCATATTTTTAATTATACTTAATATTACCGTTCTATGGGATTGTCACTTCTCCATTGATTCAGAGGAAGAAACGGTTACATACTCTGATGAAGCCTATGAAGTGATTCTATGCGCTTGGCTCCGACTTCAATTAGGAAGCGGTGAATGAAGTAATTAGAGCAAGAATTTGATTAATAAGAGTTTAAAGACTCGGTTTAGTTCATCTTCCTTCTCTTTCTATTTCACTTTCACCAACTTCAATTATAAATTAATTAATACATTTACTTCTTAATTCTTGTTGATATAAATTAATCTAAACAATTCAAAGAGGCTTATTGTGAAATTTGATTGCTCATACTCTGAACTTTTAGATATAAATTCTTCCAAGATAATTCCAAATCCAAAGAATCCAAACAGTCACCCAAAAGATCAAATTCAAAGATTGTCTAAAATAATTGAATACCAAGGACAGAGACACCCTATAATAATTTCCAAGAGATCAGGTTTTTTGGTTGTAGGTCATGGAAGGCTTGAAGCGATTAAAGAACTTGGATGGGAAAAGATTGCAGTATCATACCAAGACTTTGAAAACGAAGCTCAAGAATATTCTTTTGTTGTTTCGGATAATGCAATTGCTTCATGGTCCGAGCTTGATCTAGGAAAAGTTAATCATGAAATGTTAGACTTGGGTCCTGACTTTGATTTAGAATTTTTGGGTATCGAAAACTTTAAATTGGATCTTAATGAGTTTGATAGTAACAATGGGGCAGGATTTTCAGATCAGGAAGAATTAAGTAACTACTCAACAAAAGTTAAAAGTCCTGTTTATAGTCCAAAAAAAGACACTCCTCCACCAGTTGCTGAATTGTTTACAATCGAAAAATATGAATCCTTGGTTAAGGAAATTAAAGACAAAAGACTGCCAAAGGAAATTGAGCTTTTTCTTATAAATGCAGCATCTAGGCATATTGTTTTTAATTATGAAAATATTGCTGAGTTTTATTGTCACCAACATAGTGATATTCAAGAATTAATGGAAAAATCAGCCTTAGTAATTATTGATTTTAATAAAGCGGTCGAAGGTGGATTTGTTAAGATAACAGAAGAAATTAATGCCATTATAGATCAAAACAATAACGAAACAGAAGAGGAATAAAATGAAAGTAGGTTTTTTTCCAATGGTTGCTGATATTTTGCATAGTGGTCATGTACTAGCCTTAGAGGAAGCAAAAAAAAATTGTGATTATCTTATTGTCGGACTTCATTGCAATCCTAGCTATAAAAATACTCAACAATCAATTTATGAGCGATTTATTCAATTAAGAGCAGTTAAATGGGTCAATGAAGTGATCCCTTATGAAAGCTCAATCCGTGACAAGGATATGTTTTTCTCGCTTGATTACGACATTTATTTCCTTGGTGACGACCATAAATTAGATAAATGGGAGCTAAAAGAGGAAATCGAAAACTCTAAAAAAGAGATTTTTTACTTAAAAAGAAAACATAATTACAGCAGCAGCAGAATAAAAAATGAAAGCAAATAAAAAATACGCAGTCTTTATACTTACCCATGGTAGACCTGATAATGTTGTGACAATTAAAACATTACGCAAACAAGGATATACTGGGGAGATTTACTTAGTTTGTGATGATGAAGATAAGACTTTAGACCAATACAAGAAAAATTATGGCGACAAAGTCATTGTTTTTAGCAAAAGCAAATATAGTGGCACGTTTGATGTGATGGATAATTTTGAAGGAAATAAAGTTATCGTTTATGCAAGAAATGCTTGTTACGACATTGCTAGAGCTCTTGGATTGGATTATTTTTTCGAGTATGAAGATGATTACTCTCTTTTTCAGTTCAAAAAAGTCGAAGGGGAAATACTTCGAGCACCTAGTGCGAGAAAAATGGATCTTGTTTTAGAATACATGATAGAATTTTTGGAAAATACAAATTCATGCACTGTTGCATTTGCTCAAGCCGGAGATTTTATAGGTGGTGCTGGTTCATTTTATAGTAACTCGTTCAAACGCAAAGCAATGAATACTTTTGTTTTTAAGGTTAATGAGAATTCTAAAGACGATTTACTTTTTGTTGGAAGAATGAATGATGATGTTAATGCGTTTTTATCTCAAGGCAAAATAGGTAAATTATTCTTCCAAGTAGCGAATGTAAGCGTTGTTCAGGCTTTGACACAAACCAACGCTGGAGGAAACAGTGAGGTTTATAAAAATTTTGGAACTTATGTTAAGTCATTTTATAGCGTAATGTTAGAGCCTAGTTGTTGTAAAATTGGACTCATGGGAAGAACAGAAAAAAGAATACACCACAATATTAAATGGAATAATGCTGTACCAAAAATAATTAGCGAAGAATTCAAGAAAAAAACAACTATAATTTAAGAAAAAATACATACAAAATTATAAGATTTTATATAAAAATACTCACAAATAAATAATGAAACTTACTGACTCAGGCAAAACAGATTGCTTTTATTGTCATTGTAGAGTTATTCTGTATATAAGAAACCGAATGGTTTTAAACAAAGCGAAGGCTTAAAAATGTCACAAGAAATCTCACCACTAGCTAAAAAAGCTGGAATTTCCGCACTGTATAAAGAGGAATACGATCAACTACTTATCGGACACATGAGCCAAGGCTATTCTTTTGAGTCTTTTGGTGCAGTTGTTGGTTGTGGGCGTAGGACCCTTTTTGATTGGGCTGAAAGATATCCTTCATTCAAAGAATCACAGCGCCTTGGATACGAGAAAGGAAAAATGCTGTTTGAAGGAATACTCATGGCTAAAATGCGAGGAATTGATGCCAAGGGGTTAGACTTAAAAAAATCTGATACAGCGTGCTTAATATTTGCTTTAAAAACTAGATACCGTGATACGTATTCAGAAAAAGTAGACGTCGCAGTCTCAGGTGATATAAAAATTGTCATTGATGAATATGACAACAATCTTTAAAAAAACAGAAAAACAATTACAACAAACAAAATTGTTTGCTGACAAAACGGCAAGATACATCATGTCCTATGGTGGGTCACGGTCGGGCAAAACATTTGGTACAGTTCGGGCAGTTATAATCAGGGCAGCAAAAGAAAAGTCTCGTCATGCCATACTCAGACTTAGATTCAATCACGCTAAAACTTCTATTTGGTTAGACACTCTTCCAAAAGTATTAATGATTTGCTTTCCCGATATGAAGGTAAGATTTCATGCTTCGGATTTTTATATTGAGTTACCCAATGGCTCAGAGGTTTGGATTGGCGGTCTCGATGATGCGACTAGAGTTGAAAAGATTTTAGGTAAAGAATATTCATCACTGTACTTCAATGAAGCATCACAGATACCTTTTCGCTCGGTCGAAATGGCTTTGACTCGATTAGCTGAAAAAAATAATCTGATGAAAAAAGCTTATTTTGATATGAACCCACCGACAAAAAAGCATTGGTCATACTGGCTTTTTATAAAGGGGCTGCATCCAGACACTATGGAGCCAATAGATAATAACAAATATAGATCAATACTCATGAACCCGATGGATAATATTGACAATATTGACTCTGAGTATGTGTCGGAAGTTCTTGATAATCTTTCTGAGAATGAAAGAAAAAGATTTCGAGACGGTGAGTTTGTAGACTCGGGTGAGGGTCAAACATACTATTCATTTCAAAGAGAGCTTAATGTACATCCTTTTGATAGGAATCATGCAAATGGAACAATTATGATAGGGATGGACTTCAACGTGAATCCAATGACTGCAGTTGTTGGGTATTATCAAAATAAAGAATTTCACATCATAGATGAGCTGTTTCTTGAGAATTCAGACACTTACAAAATGTGTGATGAGCTAATTAAAAGAGGTTACAAAGGTGCTATGATATTCCCAGATTCAACTGGTGCAAATCGGAAAACATCGGGAAGATCAGATCACCTAATTTTAAAAGATGCAGGGTTTACCATAAAAGACACCAGAAACCCATTCGTAAAAGATCGGGTTAATAATGTGAATAGACTGTTAAGGGATGGAAAGATTATCATTGATCCAAGGTGTAAGAAATTAATCCAAGACTTAGAGAAAGTTGTCTGGGATGGGTCTGACCTTAATAAGAAAAGTGATGCCTCCCTAACCCACATTTCGGACGCAATGGGTTACTGGTGTTGGTCGGTTGATAATTTGGTTTATAAAGCTCCTGCGGCTATAAAATTAACATAAGGAAATAAAATGCTTAATAACAATGATGTGATTGCCCTACTTTCTGAAATCGAACTGAGCGAAAATCAGCAGCGTAAGCGATATGCCTATGACAGCTTTCAGGTTCATGATGGAAATCTTCGCTATTACGTTCAGGAAAAAATGAAGCTCATGTACCCTATGACTTGGAATATGTTTCAAGTCTCGGATTATTCTGCACTTAAAAAGATCGTCGATAAGAAGTCAAAAGCCTATAAAGAGAATCCTATCCGTAAGCTTGATACACCTGAAGAGAGTATGCTTTATCAGGATATTGTAAAAAAATATAACCTTAACAAAGCCATGAAAAAATTTGATCAGTATTACAATCAGCACAAATACACTTTAATGGCAGTATTTTTTGAGCGGAAAGATGTTTATGGCAAGGTGGAAGATGCTTGGAAGTTTATCCCACTTGCTCCGTATGAGTTTGATGTAGTTTTGGATGAGATGGGCGAGCTTGAAGCAGTTATTCTTTCATACCCCGACACACAAGTTGTCTCTGGACCTTCCACAGACGGCATTGATACCAAGATTGCAGGGGCTATTCAGGATGCAAATAGAGATCACAAAACTTATGCTATATGGACAAAAGATCAACACATTGTTTATTCAGGGGCAAAGCACTCAGATGGTTCGATGAGGTTTGAAAGAGTTATTGCTGAAGGTAATCCAAACGGGGTAAACCCGTACGGAGTAATTCCATTTGTATATGTACCTGAAGAATATTCTCAAGATTATCCAGTAAATTCTCCTCTTGTGTCTCAAACAATTGAGCTTAATGCTGAGATGTCTACATATTACACTTCGGGCTCATTACAGATCGGTACACTTGTTTTGAAATATCCAAGCTCACAAGCCATTGAATCTGTAGCGAATGGAATGTTTACAGGGATGAAATTGCCTCAATCTGAGAATCCAGAAGCACCAGAGACAACCGCAGAGTTCATATCTCCATCACCAAACATGAGTGGGCACAGAGAGGCTATTATCACCCACATGCAAGCTATTCTTGATGAACAGGGAATCAACTCAAATCAGATCGTGCAGCCAAATGAGAAATTTGTTTCCGGCTTTGACAGGCTTCTTGCCTCTGCTGATGTGCAAGACATAATTTCCGACAACCAACAGAATGTTTACCAATCAGTTGAGATGAAGATTTATAAAATTATAAAAACGATTTATAAAAACTTCATTAAAAAGGATTTGTTCTCGTCGGATGAGCTTACCATTATCTACTCAAAGCCAAGGATTATGATTTCGGACACTGAAAAGTTAGCTAACATTGAAAAAATGGATCAGCTTGGATTAATTTCTCCATGGGAAAAGTTCATGTTGATGGACCCAAATCTGTCTGAGGAAGATGCAAAAATTAAGTACGATGAGATTCAAAGCTTTAAGATGAAGAATGCAAATGACTTAGCAGGAATTTTAGCACCTCCTGTCGTGGTCGAGGAAGATGAAGAAGATGAAGATGAAGAAGTAATACCAGAGGAATAAAATGGCAGCTCCAAGCAAGTTCTTCTATACCATATCTCCAGATGGAATTGACTCACTGTCCAAGAAGGAAAGGAAAGAGTTGCTAGATTCCGTTGGAGAGTATTTGAAGTTCACCATCCTTGATCTAGTTGGGCAGTCTGAGTCACCAGTGGCAAGATCGCCAAATTTCAAAGATAAGAAAGATGGTGAAGTTTCTGTTCTTGATGAGAACGGCGATCTGCTTGATTCCCTTGACTTCAAGGTAAGCAAATCTGCAAACAGTCTTGAGATTGGATTCTTTGATAAACTAGAAGCAGCAAAGGCATTTGGTCATGCCTCTAGGATGGAGGGTCACCCATGGCTGGAGAACAAAGTTCCAAGAAGGCAAATCATTCCCTTTGAGGATCAGGTGTTCAAGAAAGAGATCAGAGATGGTATTGAAAGCATTATTCAGGAGTTTTTAGATGCCAATCAAGATTAAAGCTGATTTAAAGAAGCTCAAAAACTACAACAAAGAAGTGAAAGAAAGATTTCAGGATGAACTCAATTCAGGCAATGCAGGT